GAGAAGGAAGATGAGCAGGTTGAAAATTATCTGATTCAAAAGCAAAATGAGCATCAAAGCTCAATAAATAACATGAACCTTTTTGACATACTTGAGATGTTGATTGATTGGTGTGCGGCGTGTAAACGTCATGCTGATGGAGATATAAACAAAAGCATTGAGATAAACACGAAAAGATTTAATTTATCTCCACAGTTGGTAAACATCTTTAAAAATACAATTCCCTCTATTAAGGATGGATTTGAAGATTTACATACGCAAAAAGATATTTACTAACAATATTCTTGCGGGTGTTAAAGAGTTAATGTTGTATCACCCGCAAGAATCAAGAATTGTTTAAAGTTGTTGGGGTGTTAAATAATCAGAGGGGAGAATTAGGAAAATTGAGAGGTGGGAGTTAAGGGATCTTATTTCCCGCACAACAAACCGCATCCAGTAAAAGCAAGTTCATTGTCGATTTCTATACCACCAAACAATTGACTGTTCATCCGGTTTTCAATATGCTTACAAACTTGTTTTACCCGCTTATCAATGATTTCGTCCTTGCGTTTTAATAAATCAGGTAAATTGTACTCCTTTAGCCATGTATAACCCTCTTTCCCGTGAGACTGTTCTAATTTAGTGGCATTCTCAAACAGGTCTGGGTGAACATCCTCTAACCAAATAAATTCATACTGCCGTTGGAAGAAACAGAAATAGCAATTTGATCGACTTCTCCCTGCAAACAAGAAATCAAATTCAATCTCGGAAATACAGTTTTTCCAGTCAAATAAAGGGCATCGTTTAGCCATCTCCTCACAGACTCGGTTATACAATGCCTGCCAGAAGAAAGTGGGAGGTTTTAACCCTTGAGAATTACAAATAGACAAAACCATAGGGAGTGTTATACCTAATTCTCTTAATGGGTATTTAGGAACAATATTACTATGGGGAATATAGCCTATTCTGGTCGGTTCATCGGCACGGAGTCCGTAATAGACTATTACGGACTCCTGTTTTTTAAATAGTTTTTCAAATGGCTTTATCTTGCCACTGGAAGTACAAAACCGCATCCGACGCGATGGAAGGATATTGTATTTTTTTATTATATCTTCAATACTTTCCCCAACTCGCTCAATCTCCCATCCCATCTTTAACTCAACTTTGTTGATCCATTCGTAGGTTTCTGGAAGTTCCGCCCCTACGTCATTAAATACATAGCGGTAGTCAAGATGTGGTGCATTGACCGACTGAACAATTGCCGTCGCCAATGAATCTTTTCCCGATATAGGGATAACATGAGACATTCCGTTTAACAGTAGTGGTATAATAGCCATAGTTGACCTGCGTTTTAGTGTTAGGTTGACTCAATCCCCAAGCATTTCCGGTGCTGTGGGGATACTTTTTTATTATAACAAATTATATCTATATTGAAAAGGAAAAGGAATATTTTGATATTGCTTGCGATCGCATCTCCCAACCTAGGGAATATTCAGAAACAGAATTAGAAATTATGGAATTAAAACAATTAAGTTTGTTTGATGTGACTTGAATTACCCCAAAATATTAAATTTATATTATAATATAAATAGGCAACTCAATCAAAAGTTAAGCCTTTTAATTGAGTCTAAACACAACCTACTGATGCGGAGTAAATCATGTCTAATCTTAATGTTACTACACAAAATAATACTTTAGTTGTTGATTCCCGATTGATCGCTGAGGATTTAGGGATTGAACATCGGGCTTTAGTCCAAACTATCAAAAAACATCAAAGCGTTATAGAGCAACACTTTGGGGTTGTTACATTTGAAATGTCGAAACCCCTAGAAGGTAGCCAGGGCGGTCGTCCTGAGAATATAGCCTATCTGACAGAGGATCAAGCCACGCTTTTGATGTCATTCTCCCGAAATACCGAACAGGTTATTAATTGCAAAGTCAATCTTGTTAAGGCTTTCTCCCTTGCTAAAAATAACTATGCTCAGACCCCGCCAACGTTACCCCAAAACTACAAAGAAGCGTTAAAGGCGTTAGTTGCTGAAGTCGAAGCACGGGAGCGATTAGAAGCCGAAAAAACATTACTTGAAAGTGAGAATCATCAACTCTCAGAAGCGTTAGATGAGCTTTTTGACTACTCATCCATTGTACGGATTGCCAAGTTTAACAAAGTTCACGAGTCTAATTTTAGTTGGCGACCTCTCAAAGCGATGAGTATTAAGATGGGGATAGAGATTAAGAAAGTGCCAGACGCAAGATATGAGTTTAAGAATATCTACAGTCACGATGTTTGGCGTGTAGTTTATCCTGACGTGAAGTTGCCAGAGACTACGACGTTAGTGATTAAAAGATAATTCTTGATTAAATAGCCCCTGTAATTAGGGGTTATTTAATAAATATAATATTAAATAACGCTAATTAATTAAGATGTTAAATCAAATTATTCATGGGGATTGTTTTGAAGTTTTAAAGGATATTCCTGATAATTATTTCGATAGTTTAATAAGCGATCCACCCGCAGGAATTAGCTTTATGTCAAAGGAATTTGACCACAATAAAGGGGGTATGCTTAACTGGATTAATTGGCTATCTGAGATAATGGCAGAATGTTTAAGGGTGATGAAACCCGGAGCTTGTGGCTTGGTTTGGAGTCTCCCTAGAACATCTCACTGGACGGGTATAGCTTTGGAGTTAGCAGGGTTTAGGTTGATTGATATAATTCACCACTGCCAAGGTTCTGGTTTTCCGAAAGGTCAAGATATTGGGAAAATGTTGGACAAATTAGCGGGTGAAGAAAGAGAGATTGTGGAAACAAAAAGAAAAACGCCTTCGTTTAACGAAAAATGGAATTATGGAAATTCTTTACAGACTTATAACCAACAAATAACCGCCCCATCATCACCCGAAGCCAAGCAATGGGACGGATGGAAAACGCCCGCACTAAAACCAGCCGTTGAGGGTTGGTGGTTAGTTCAAAAGCCTATATCAGAATCAAGTATTGCTAGGAATATTTTAAAACATGGCGTTGGTGGTTTGAATATTGAGGCTACAAGAATTGGTGTAAAAGAAAATGACCCAAATAATAGGATAAACCCAACAAAATCAAGCGATTTCCATAAAACTGTGCTTGGCGTTGGTATAGGAAATGTAACATGTCCTAGAGGGCCTAAAGATATAGGACGATACCCTGCTAACCTAATCCTTTCCTGCGGTGCTAATTGCAAAGGCGAGAATCATAGCCCTGATTGTCCGGTGACGGTTGTTGGGGAACAGAGTGGGATTTGTACGAGTGGCTCAGGACGAAAAACAACGGGAGATGAAAAATATTTTACAGGGTTAAACAAAAGAGAAAATATTCCCTACGTTGTTGGTGACACCGGAACCGCCGCCCGATTCTTTAAACAACTCCCCTTTGACCCAGAAACCATCCCTAGCGTCTATTACCAAGCCAAGGCATCCCCTAGTGATAGGTCAAACAGTGGAGAGATTAAAAACACTCACCCAACGGTCAAGAGTCGTCACCTGATGAAATATTTAATAACTTTAATCACCCCTGAGAATGGAATAGTCTTAGATCCTTTTTGTGGTAGTGGCACAACGGCTTTAGCCTGCAAAGAATTAGGACGTAATTATATCTGCATTGAAAAGGAAAAGGAGTATTTTGATATTGCTTGTGACAGGATTAATCAACCCAGGGAATACTCAGAATTAGAGATAGAAATTAAAGAATTAAATAAACCTGAATTTAAACAATTGAGTTTATTAGACTTAATTTGAATTGCCCCAAAACTATTAAACATCCTTACCACTAACCCCAACCCATGTTGCCTTAATCCGATTCAAAAGCTCAAAAGCCCCACTACTTGAGTCTGTCAAGTCATTAACTAAAGGTTTACCGCTCCCATCAAAATTATGCAAAGCATTAATATATTGGTCATTCCATGTACCCCTGAGTAAAAACACCCTACCGTTCTGTGCGGCGGTTGCGTAGGGTAAAGCCCTCTGAATCTTGTCGCCTTGGGGTCTGACAGGTTTGCACCTAAAACCCTTCAAAGATGTCTTAATCTGTTCCATAGCCATAATCCCTGCGCTCCCTGGTTCCTGTTCCCATCCCACCGTCACAGTTTTCCCGTCCCTTTCGGCGGTTTTTCTGATTAAATTAATAGCTTCGGCGGGTGTAGTTTGTTCCCAGATAGCATCCAAAACTATTAGGCTTTTATCCTTTAATATTGCCATTTTTACCCCTGCGGTATAATAGCTTAATTTAGTTTTGGTAGCTGCCAAATCCCAAAATCTAACCGTCCGTGTAATCTCATCTCTGTCGATATCATCAACAACTTCAAACCAATCTCTATTAAATACAACCCCCGCTTCTGGTTTAATTTTCCAGTTTCCGAGTAACAATCTTTGCTTGTCAATCTCATGTAGTGCGTAAAGATTGGCAATATAATCGGGGTCATTATCTAATAATATTTTGTTGTCATAAATAGATGCAGGGATAAACGTTAAAGACTTAGGGGGAATACTGGGATATTTTAATCTTAATTCATCTTTATCTAAAGACCAAATCAATTCATTATTAACCCGAACAAACCATCTTAAAATCCCACTCCGATCCTTAATTGGTAATCCGTCTTCACCGAGCCACCAAGATAATAAATCAGCTACCCATGATTCAGAGTCTGGGTTGCAAGTAGCCCTGACTTGTGGCTTAATTGGGAGTGTAGTTCGACATCTTGATAGTAGATACCAGAACTGCTTTTCCGTGAAGGTACAAAGCTCATCGAAATACAATCGAGATATCTGTGACCCGTGCCACTGGGTTAAGGTTTTTTCGTGTTGAAGATGGGCAAATTGTATTTTCTCATTCTTAGGAAATACCCATCGAGCCTTAACTAAATTGGCTTCACCACCCAATAATGGATACCACCTCTGAGACTCATCAAATAATGCACCAGGGTTAAAGATTTCTGGGAATGTCCGACGGAAAAATACACAATTATAGTTAGGAATTTTCCCGACGTATCTAATCGCATCAATCAAGCAAGCCGCGCTTTTACCGCCCCCTGCTGCACCGCCATAAATAGCAATATCGGCTTTAGTCTCATAAAACGCGGTTTGGGGGCCGGGTTGTGTCTTGGGAAAAACTTCTTTAGTCTTAGTTGAAGCTGTTAACTTATTTTGCTGTTCCTCTCTAAATTTGATTTTATCATCGGCTTTTCTTTGTCCTAAAGTCATGGTGTTGTCAGCCCCACTTCTTGCATTTTGAAGCCTATTTTATAGCCATTCCCTAAGTTTTCCTCTTTGATTTCAGGGATAGGAATAATTACATTACACTTGGGGAAATATTCAATTCTTTGACCAAAGATTACCTCGTAGGGTTGAGTAGTAGCTGCTTTTGCCCTAGTCCTATTTAACTCAATTAGCGATCGCATAATATCATCACAGGTTATTTCGTATCCAGTCCGTGGCGGGGTTCTCCTTTTGGTGTCTGAATATTCGACAGCCGCCCAAAATAAAGACCTTCCTTGAGGTGATAAATGACATTCAATTTCCCATTCAAGTCTAGGGGTGAAACACTGACCCCGAATCACGGCCGAACCGTTATAACTGTACTCAAGTTCGGCTCCGTGAACATAGCGCCGGGTGTAGCCACCTTTAGGAATCGTATCAATTACCAACGCCACGCCTGGATTAAAACCAGGGACGTATAAAATCATTTTTCCACGCTCCGATGGATAAGTGGGGAAAGTTATAATTTGCCCTAAATCACAGCCACGAAGTGCCATTTAATTTCCTGTTTATTATTAATTAATCTGACCAAAACCCTTGAGAAAACAACCCGCCCGTCCCGATGCTAACACCCCCAAACTCCGCACCGTTTCCGGGTATCCTATCAGATCCTTTCACTTCACCTCCTAAAGTTCTAACCATATACCGCCCAGACTCAGGATCAAATCCCACAAAAGAAGCTGATTCCCAATAGGCTTTTGATGCCGTGTTGGATGTTGGACTTGTAGCTTTGCTGACAGGTTTCTGAGATAAGCTGCCAGACCCGAAAGCCCGTCGCCTTGCCGACCTATACTGTAGGGAGTATTTACTCATGTTTTACTAGAATATACTTATTTAATATTATGACAGGATTAATCAACAATCGCCCCTACAGTAAAGAGAAAACAGGGATAGAAGACCTCGAAAAACTTAGACAGGTGCGAGATTCTTTGATCTCTCAATCGGGGACTGATAGGCTTAAAGACCGCGCTCGAATTAGAAGACAATTTAACACCCCACCAGTTAGCAATCCCGTTGTTCCTAAAAGCAATCCCATTGTTCCTGAAAGCAATCCCACAACAAAAACATCGGACGCTCCCTATAGAGTTAATTATTATAATCCTGATACTGATAGTTGGAATGTCCAATCAACAGCTAATCCGTCTGATCGGTTTTCAGCTAAAGCTATCAAATCGGGAGGCGTAGCCGTGGGATCTTTAGTCCGAGGATATCCGCCTATAGCCATAGAGCAAAAGCCACAAGGTAGAAGATTCAAACCAGAAGACACTAAACCAGTTGTTGAAGATAAGAAAATTACCATCACGATCAATATTGGATATACAGGGAAATTGTGATTTAGCCTGCAACATTCCAATTAGTCATCAGGTCGGAGTTCCAACTAGAAGAAATATCCGAGTTCCAAGCGGGTATAAATATTGGAGTAGAATCTAAAACCACCCACCTACCAGGGCCGTTAGCTGCATAAATTACTGAGTTGTCAATTGCTGCGGTAGAGTTTTTTCGCCATGTAGCAATTTTCCAGTTGGTCGTATCTACCCCAACCGCAAAAACCAACCCATCTTCATCGGTATTGTCAAGCAAAAAACTAGACATTGCGGCAACATTTGGGAACCAAAAAAAACTTGCTTTATAGTTAGGCATTTTATTTACAAATAGATTTTTGTTCTATCGCTAGATTGCAATGTTAACCTCTCTATTGTATTAGACTTTAGTCGTCTTAACAAGGTTTTTAATTGATAGCTATAGGTAAAATCATCCTCTACCACTTTCACGATAGGAATAGAATTGCTTTCTAAATCTATAGGTAGCGTAATTGGTTTATTCTCAATCACAGTATTGTCAATAACAACGGTTGACGCTACTGTTGGGGGTATGTTTGGATTGGTAGTTGGGATTGTTAACGCTACCCCCGTTTTAGGGATTAATTGAACAGTCAAAGCCGATGGTGAAACAACAGGGGTCGGGGTTCCCTCAATACCCCCCGATGCCACATAGCTAAACGTCGCACCGGAAAACGTTGTAGTTGGGATAAATGTTAAATTAGAGATACTCGCTGCGGGTATTTCTTGACCGCTTGTTACTGCTACACCCTCAAGATATAAGACACCCTCTCCTGATGGTGGTAACGAGGTTATGTTGTAGCTTAGGACTTTTTGGGGTGAACTTATGGGAGTAGAAACGGATGTTTCACCAAGCCACAATAACTCCATCAAAAGTGAGTTTTCCTTCTGGGAAAAGTCCATACTGATCCCATGTGCTAAATGACAATAAGCATCCTCACATTCCTTTACATCTACCCTGAAAGTGGGTTTAAAACTGCCAGAAATCCAGTCTTGAGTAAATGGTAAAATCAACTCATGTATATAACTTTGCCCTTGCCTTAGATAGTATATAACTTCTCCCACAGCATCAACAATTTCACCCGTGATCACTTCCCCTAAATCGGTAATTTCTCGACTAGGTAAAAACTCAGAACTTTTGGCATCTTCCCACTTTTTGCGGTAAACAACGGGCTTATCAATCCATTTCTCGGTAGCGTTTTTATTGACTTCGTTGCCCTCGCTACCTTCGCTGGCTTTTCCCCTGGGTAGATATTCAGTGGCGGGTGCGTTTGCCAAACCTTCACGACTTGATTCTGTTGTGGTTCTTTTTCCCGTTAACGCCAATCTTTTTTCTGATGAAACTAGACTCTTAGGGATATCAATAGTTTTGACTCTGACATCTTCATTTGATGGCTGACCGGGTTCTAGTTCTCTTGGCTCCCCCGGTGTGCGTTTAAGTCTTGTAAAGACTACCTGAGAAAAAGTTGGGATACTTTGCTTCCAATCTTCTAGGTGTTGCAACCGCTTTTCTTCTTCTCTCTGTACCCCTGCACTATTGACTCTATTTAAAGCGTCAAATTCCACCAATGAATGTGTTTGATGATTATTCCCCCACTCACTCCATGTTTCTATAGATGACGATGTTATAGAGTATCCATCGTATATGTTGTTACTTAAACGGGGTGGGACAAAATCTACTAATATTTTGTATTTTGGCTCCTTGGTTTGTATTGTTGTTTTATAAAGTTTTTGTTTTTTGTAATAGTTTCTAGTTGTCTCTGTTTTGTCTCTTATTAAAGTCGTGTCAAACTTTGCTAAATCAGCATAGGTACTTATTGATCCTGCTGGTGAAAATATCTGCAATGCCCCAAAACCAGAGGGATCTATAACATAGTCAAGGTGATTCCCGTAGTAAGCTCCAAATACTTTTCCCCAAACATTGTACTCGGTGACTACTTTTTTTAATAAAGCCCCTGTACAAGCGTCATAAAATTGTTCTTCAACCTTTCTATAACTAGGATTTATCCAGTCGCTAGGGCTATGATCTGTGTCTGTTGATTCAGGGAAAAGAGATCCATACCTTTCCTCGGTTGTCGTTATTATTGTTTTCTTAAATCTCCCAACATATTCGCATATTTTTGTTCTAACAACGTCAACACTAACCAACGCATCACCATCACTATTTATTGTTGTCTCTGGCCCTGTTTCGGTGATAGTTTCACAGTGCATAGGAACTATGTTTCCGTCTTCATCTTCTATCGTTTCCTCTTGAATCGCATTCTCGTCCAGTTCCTTAACCCGTCCTAAAACAATCAATTCTGAGATGGGATTTAAGCCATTTTCAACTGGACTATAATCAATATCGCCAACTCCCGAAACGTAAAACTTTTCACGGGGCGGGTCAATATTAATCCTAGAAATGATCGCCCGACCCGCGTAATTTGACCAAATATAAGAGGGCGTTAAACTCTTAAAAGCTAAATCACCGCAAACTGACAATAAAGAACCTGACACCGTGTAAGGGAGTCTAATTGACCCCATCACGGTTCCCTGAATTGATATTTCCAACCGCCGCATTATCTCGGAAATGATGATAATGTTTTGCTCCGTTCCTTCCTTCTGCCACTGCTCCCACCAAAACTTATCTTTTTTCTTATTCTGTTGATCATTGAATTTTGTCTCGTCGTAATCTTCCTCACCAGGAAAACCACACGCCTCTATTTTTTCTTTTTCTTCCTCTGGGATTTCAGTCTCAATATCATTTTCTTCCTCAAAATCATTCCTGAAATCATCTATAGACTTATCTCGAAGCAACCCCAATATATCCCTCAATTCAAGCCTTAATCGCTCCGTATGGGGATTGTATAACGCTTTATAGATGTACATTTTAGGAATACACTTGGGACGCTCGTAATTTCCCGAATCATTAACAACCCTCAAATCAACAACCCGCCCAAAACACCAAGTCACCCGATTTTTTCGATTGTCAATATTTGTAGGATTATTCGGAACCCACGCTATCTCTGCTGTTCCCTCCCAAGTCACCAAACCGCCCTGATCTAAACTGGTGTAATTACAAGACAGATTCATAAAACCAGGGTAAGCGTTGCCCTGATAATCCAAAAATCGAGAGCATCTTGCAGCAGCGGGTACGGGAGCCATAGTTTAATATAGAATAAATGAATAAAACCAAAATTAATAATGATTTGCACTTATCAAGATACTGCTATTCTACTCAGAAATTGGCTATTTGATTCAATTGAAATCGGTCAATACAATTTCGCGGGGGGATTGACAGCACCCGCATTGACAATTGTCGGGAATCGAGCCAAGCAATCCCCATCACCAGGGACGGAAGTTAAGGGTATAGAGGGGGTGATCTTTTATCCTGAACCGCAGGACAATCAGTACATGGGGTCTGTCTCGGTTATTGACCGATGGGAAGTTCAGATCCGACAATGGGACGTAAACAATACCATTTTAGAAGCAAAAGACATGGCGATCGCATCCTGCCCATTTCCCATTATTAGCAGTATTAGAGTTGCGGGGAATGGCACGACCGGACAGCCGGAAATTTATCGGTTAGTTTTGGAGGTGTCGAGATATGTTAATCAAATTCATTAAAAAGGCTTTATTCATTGCTTGCTTAGTTACTCTATCAAGCTGCAACACTTCTCCTATCAACGTCTCTGGTAGTATTTCTTTAAAAGAACCTGATACAACATGGAAGCCCTACATAGAAAGAGATCGGGCTTTTCTTTATGTTTGGTTTTGCCCTAAAGATGTCAAATTAAGGGAACGAACTGAAAACGCTGAGTATGTTTGGCTCGTGACATATAAAACTAAACTTATTGCCGAAAAAGAATGTTTTAGTGCTGAAACAAACATTAAAAACCTAACGTACTCCATTAAAAACCTACCCGCAGGGCGTTATGATGTTAGTGTTGTACTTTATAGCTATAATCCAGATCCTTACAGGTTAGAGACGATGATCTGGTTTGGTTATACTGGTAACAAGTCTAAAGAATTAAACTTTGACATTGTTGACGGTCAAAATTCATATTATTATTAGGAGTTATTTAAAATGACAGTTATAGGATCAGTCGAGTTTGAAGCGTCATTAAGTCTGAAAAAGTTTAATCAAGATATTAACGAATTGATTGCTAAAAACAATAAATTAGCTATCCCGATTAGTGCTAGATTGGCCCTTGATCCCAACACAGTAGAAAAAGCTAGGAAACAATTTGAAGGTCAGTTTAAAACCAGCAAAAGCCTTTGTGTTCCTCTGAGGTTTTGTGACGAAAGTATATCAAAAGCAAAAGCCCAACTCAGAAGGGAGTTTAAGGATTTCTGCATACCATTGAAATTCTGCAAGGAATCAATTGAAAAGTCTCAAAAATCTTTAGCCAAGTCTGTTCAAAAATACTCCATATCTTCAACTACTACAGTTATTCACAGACAAGAGGAGGGACAAAGAAAAGAAAGTAGTAAAAATAGCCAAACCCAAAAAACGAACGCACAAAGCACGAACCAAAAAGCTATCACCGACGACTCGTTAAAAAAGGTGCTAGAGAAAACGACTTTATCTACAAAAACATCGTTTTCGGAAAAGCTATTTTCTGGCGCTGTGGTGTCATTCGTTGCCCCTGTAATTCAGAAAGCGGGGCAGGGCGTTAGTCAGCAATTAGAGATGTCTCTAGGGCAATATATTGGAGATTTTGAAACATTTTTCCCTAAGTTTTTTGCCGAACTAGGGAAGATGGGAAAAACAGGGGTTGAGCAAGGTGCTGCAATATTACAGGGAGCTTGGGAAGATAGCGCACCAACTGTAATCCAAAACCTATTGCAAAGTATAACTAAGTCTTTCACGGAAAAACGGTCTACAGGAACGCCCATTGACGCTATAATCAAAGGGCTAAAAATGGATATAGAGAAATACATTAAAAAAGCTAAAGAGAGTTTCTTGCCTGACGAGTCTACCAGGAAAACGGTTGCTGCGTCAACTCGACAAAAAGTTGATTATGTTCAAGCAAAGAAAAAAGAATCGGGTGCATTATTCCTTTTGCAAGAGCTAAATGCTATTGATAAAGAGAGAAAAAAATATGTGGAAAAATATGAGGGGGAGATTAAAACTTTAAGGTTTTTCTTAAAGATGGCTGCAAAACTAGAGAAGGCATCGCCCAGCGAATTAAAAAAATTAGAGGCAGAATTAAATAGTTTACCAGAAATGCAGGGGAATGAAGACCTTGCTAAAATGTTGTCGGCATTCGCAAAAGATAAAGAAGCTCAGACAGAAAAAGCTATTAAGTATTTGGCGGATTTAGAAAAAAGTATTCAGGATCTTGATGAAAGATTTTATGGGGTTGTAGATGCGTTGGCAGATGCGCCTGTCCCGCAAAAAATAAAGCCAACTATTGAAAAGATTAAGGGTAGTAAAGACGAAGTTCAGGCGACTCAAGATACCAAATCTGATTCATTGCAGGGTGTTTTTCAAAAACGCACTAAAACAGAATCATTGAACGTAGCATTAGAGGGTTATTCGGCATCATTGGATGAGTCTTCTTTGAACGATGATATCTCAATGATATTCCAAGAGGATCAGGGGATAAAAGACGCTTTGACAAGTATCGCAGAAAGTGTTGCTGACGCTTTGGCTTCTGTTAAAGATGTAATTCAAGATTTTTCTTTACCTGACACTGAAAACATAAAACAGGCGATTTTAAAAACAAACGTTGATATCCGTACCAGTTTATCAAATACTCACGTTAAGGTATTAGAATTCCATAAGAAGGTATTAGCCGAACAATTGTCTGCATTAGCTTATTTAGCAAAACCTATTAGAGAAGCTAGTAATAAAGAAGAATTAAAAAAACTTAGATCCCAAGCAAGACAGAATAACCCTACATGGTTTAATCAAAGTGTTGCTACTATTTCAAAACAGACATCAGGGGTGTCTGTAGAGGCTTCTAAGATGCCTATTTTAAAACAGTATGACTCAGTTGAGGGTGGCGTGTCTTATCTCCCTCAAACTGGCGACATAGCTATCCAAAAAAACTTAATGGAGGCTCTTCAAAATCCTACTCCTGAAAACTTTGATGATATAGGCAAAATTGTTAGTGCTATCAACTTGGCAATTATTGAGGCTGTACAGCATAATTTTGGAGATATTAAAACATCGGGGGATGCGGTTTCAACCTTAAACTCAGCAAATCAAGATATTAACGTTGATGAGTTGCTCCAAGAAACCGTATTTGACATTACATCAGGAGTTGAAAAAACAATAGCTGAAGTGATAGAATCCACTATCTCCAAGTATCCAAATGAAGCTAAGGATGCAGCGAGAGAGTTGGCAATTCAAAAGTTTGGGGCTGCAAAAAAAATAGAAGGTACTGGGCAAAGCAGTACAACAACAAAAGGTATTTTTCTAGCAAAAGCTCAGTCATCTATTGGGACTGGTGGAATCAAGGTCATACAGGACAAAATACAGGATACGATCAAGAAAAGACAAAGACTTATTGAACTAACCGCTAAAAGCTACGGTGTTGATTCTGACGTTATGTCTAAAATGTCAGCTCAAATAGATCAATATACAAAAAGTGTGGTAGAAACCTATCAGGTTTTAGCCGAACAGTTGGCGGGTTTCCTTCCTAGGTTAAACAACTTAACCGAACAGGAAATAAAAGATTTAATGCCACAAATTGAAGATATAAATGCACTTGCAAGTAAAAACGAAGGGATATTTAATATATATGTTGAAAAACTAAATCAGGAATATGCAGAAAAACAGAAAAGAGCGCAAATAGCAACACCAGAAGCATTTAACGATGCTTTAGCTCAGGATGACATAGCAAATGTCATGGGAATAGCGAAGAAATATGGAAGTAAAGATTTTTCTTATGATGACTTTTTCCCTCTTTTGCAATACGGGAAATCGCAGATTGAGGACATCAAAAAAAGTCCTGCTGACCAAGTAGGTGCAAAAGTAAAAAAACTTGCAATAGGTTTTCGGAAACCCGAAGCTAGTCTTGATGAGCTTGAGGCTATGATAAATGCGATGTCAGAAGCTGCGTCAAGATTTCAAGGCATTGATTTAAAAGGTACTTATGATTTGACGGACGAAGAAATCGCCGCACTTCTATTATATACAAATGTAGGTCAATTTGACAATGTTTTAAATTCATATCTTCGAGAAGGTATTGATTCTCCTGTTGTTCAATCAGACGTAACAAGGGCGGAAGAGAACTACAAAAAATCTGAAACCATTAGACAAGTAGAAGGGGATGAGGTTAGTACATATAATGATATGCTTACCAAGGTTCAACCTCGTTTTACAACGGAAGAATTTGAGAATAATAGAAGTGATTTTGAAAAACGAATAAACGTTTACATAGGAATGCTTGAAAAGGCGTTAAAAAAACTGAATGTATTACAACCCAACGATCCTTTATATAGAGGTATTGGAGGTTGGGCGGAAAACTTTTCTTACAAGCCAGCATCAGAAAAAAAAGAAACATTTAGTGCGTTCACTTCATCGGGAACTGATGGCTATACTTTCTCTGGCCCGGTACAATTTGTCATTAAACCATCTGCAAAGAAAACATCCGACGTTACTGCATTTGCCCCTTCTGTGCTTGCAAGATCGTTGCCGGATAATTCGGCAGCTAGAGAGGCACTAACCACCCCAGAAACAAAGTATAGAATCGTGGGTGAAATTCCAGTTAGTCGTGATGATGTTGAGTTGTCAGTCCCCACGGATATTCAAGATTTTGATTATTTTGACAAGGCTTTAACGAGCCTTAAAGACAAGAAAACTAGAGACGAAACATTTAGATCTGGAGTTACTGGAGAACAGATAGACGGGACTATCTATCTATTAGAAGAAATAGATCCGATCAATGAACTTGTTAGTGCAGTAGATCCAATCGTAAAAAGGTACGAATCTGAAGCCCAGCAAATGGCTATAAAGCACGGAAAAATTATTGAAACAGTAGTTGAACAAATAGAGCAAATAAGTTCTTACACCGAAAAGATTGATCTGCCAGTTATTCCACAGCTACCAAACCCTGAATTGATTGAACAACCCCCAATTCCTTCGAGATTAAATTCAGGGTTAAAATCTTCTAGTGCGACCACAGACTATCTTTTTAAAGATATTGCCAAAATATTTAAAAAGTCGGCACTCGCTCAATTTGCAGGGATAACAGAATCTGTAAAGGGTGTTGATATTAATAGGATTATAGAGGAAGCCATTAGTAAGTTGGGAGACGTAGATCCCTCTTTGATTATAAAAGAGTTGGCAGAAAAAATAGGGAGCGAAGGGATTTTAGCTGGGGTTAGTGACTATAGAAAGTCTTCACTAAATAAACCACTAATGGATGATTCCGAAATGGAATATATAAAACTATATATTTCGGATTCAACAAAGGAATTTAATCAAAAAATAAAAGAGATAAAGAAAGAGATCGACTCCTTTGCGGACAGTCCCAACCTAAACCTTGAGGACATGAATGTAAAGCTGATCATGGTTGATATGGCTATGGAAGATCTTGGTAATCAAATAGAAGGTTATGCAGATTCACTTGAAGAAATAGCTAGAGAAAAATATATTCCCATTGAGGAGATCAACGGGTTAAAAGCAAGAATTAACAACCTAAAAAACTCAAGGAAAAAATTAGAAGAATCTCGGCAAGCCATAGCAAAGCAACAGGATAATTTATACAATTTACCTGGTAACGATGCAAAGGAAGAAACTAGAATCCCCCTCCCTGATTTTTCTGAAATTAAATTACCGGAAGCAATGTTAGTCCCGGCTTCTAGTCAAATGTTTGGAATTGGTGCGGGGTTAGCAGGGTTAGGTAGTTTAATGCCGGGTGGTTTAGGTATTGGCGGTGGCGCGGGGTTATCAGGGTTAGGTAGTTTAATGCCGGGTGGTTTAGGTATTGGCGGTGGCGCGGGGTTAATGGGTGGGGGTTTAATGGCTGGAGCCGGGGCTTTGGGTTTAGGTGGTTTAGCTATGGCTGGGGGGATATTTGCAGCAAGAAAAATGCGCTCCACGATGGAATCCGAATTTCCTGCTCTCGCTAAAATCCTTTATGCTGACATGAGCCAAATCCTTGAGTTTACGAAGAAAGGACTCCTCTACCCTTTCCAAAAAATAAAAGGCTTGGTATCAAGAAAGTCGTCAGTTCCTGATGTTGAAAAATCAATTAAAGGCGCTGATGCTGCCATCTTGGGTATAGTTTCGTCGATAAAATCTTTCGATGATCTTGAAAAATTAAGAGATTCGTTTGGATTGTTTCAGGTAAATATTGACAACCTAATAACAGAATTAAATCTTAGTAATACAGAAAGAAAAGGTGATGTTGAAATTGCCAAACTAAACCTAGAGAGTGGTTTAGGCACTAAGGTGTCCGACGGGACTGCAACACCATCGGATCTTGCAGCCTACGATGTGGGTAGAAGCAATATAGAAGATGTTGAGGCACAAGTGAGAGAAATAGAAATTCTCACAAATAGATTAAACAATATAAAACAGTTGACATCTGAAATATTGAGCAAGGAATCGTTATCAGACGATGATAAGCAACTATTAAAGGGGTTTGGCGAAGAAGTAGAAGCAATTTATTTACAATTAGATGAGCCCTTGCCTAGCTCTCGATTCCTTGGTGATGTTGGCAAAATAGAGTCAAAAGGCTCTAGTTTATTCTCTAAATTAGGGATTTCAATTAAAAACCTTTTTAAAAGTTTTGTATCATTTCAGGTTTTTGGCTTTCTCCAAAACCAATTACAAAACATATCCTCCCAAACTTTTGAGGTAACAAAACGATTCACTGTATTAGAAAACACTATTAATTTCCTGTCTGGTGGCACAAGGGCAGGAGCCGAACAAATGCGGTTTTTAAGAAGTGAAATAAATCGCACATCATCAGCAATTGAACCCGCATTACAATCCTATAAAAAATTAGCAGCGTCAACCCGTAACACCCCAATGGAGGGGATGATTACTAACGAGGTGATGTCGGGGCTGATGCAAGCTGGGACGGTATTCGGACTAACAGGTGAGGAATTAGAGGGATCTATTCTCGCTATATCTCAGATAGCAGGGAAAGGGGTTGTTAGTCTTGAGGAATTACGGGGTCAATTAGCTGAAAGAATCCCCGGAGCGATGCAGATTGCAGCCCGGTCTATGAATATGACCGAACAGGAATTATATAAATTAATTTCAACAGGGACGCTATCAGCTACCGACTTTTTAACCAAGTTTGGCCCTCAATTAATGGCAGAAACGTCCGCAGGTGTGGCGGGTGCTTCTAACACGGCTCAAGCTGCGCTAACCCGATTAAATAACTCAATCACCGAAATTCAGGTGGCAGCAGGGAAAGAGTTTCAGGGGCCGTTGGTGTTAGGAATGAATGCTATTACTTCTGCTATTCAATTGGTGACTAAATATGCAGGGCCATTCATTCAGATATTACAGGTAGCTGCGGGTGTAGCTTTAGCTTACGCGGCTCCGGCAATGTGGGCATTTGTTCAAGGATTGTGGCAGATACCTTTCGCGAGTGTTGCAGCAAGCATGGCAGTCAATGGATTGAAAGATACCATAATGACCTTGATAGTCCCAACCGCAGCCGCGTTTGTTGCCAATGTAGCAGCCATTTGGCTAGTGATAGAAGCTCTTAAAACATTGGGGACTGTTTGGGATGTATTCTTCTCTAAAACAGACACCCAAACATGGTCTGAGTCTGTGTATAAAAATTTGCAAAAAGCCAGACAAGAGATTAAATATCTATGGAAAGAAATTGAGAAATCTAACAAAAATAATTTACCTAAAAAACAGGGTGAAAAATATGAAACCGAATTTAGCTATTTAGACAAAGAACAGAGAGATAAGTTAAGTGCAATGAATTTCTTGGAAAGATTTTCCTATTCATTTAGTGGGGAGAGTATGGAAGATCAGATCAAGATTCAAGATGCTTTAAAACAAACTATGAAAGACCAAAGAGATATTAAACAACTACAACGGGACAGGGTCTCTGGTGCAATGAAAGAACTCAATAATTTTATTGACTCTGCGATAACTCAAGATAATATTAATGTGATCAAAGAATACAATGCTCAACTTGAAAACCTACGTCAAAAAGCATCTACAACAACGAACCCAGAAGATCAAAGGAAGATTAAAGAACAAATTGAACAACTCAGAAAACTTAGAGATGGTTCCACAGCCCCTTTGGTTACAGGACTAAGGGAGGTTAATTCTGCAATTGAGAATCGGCAAAAACGAATTAAGGACACTAACAGTGACGAAAAACGAGAAGAATTAAGATTAGATTTAATTCAACTTCAGAAACTACAAGATAAACTTAAGGATATTGAACGCCAAACCGGAGCGCAAACAACCTTATCTGAATTAATGCAAGTCTTAGCTCGAATCAGAATCGAGATGGAGATGTTTAACCGTGTTGCTCAGGAAGTAGCAGATAAAGGGTTAAGAAGAATTGCGGAAATTGAACTAAAGGGGTTGAGAACTGATATTTTTGCTTCGGCTGATGCGGCTTTAAAACGGTCTGAAAATGCCCTCGAATTAGTTAGAAATAAAATCAATATTTCTGCCAATGCAATCAAAGAATTGAAAGCCCTTCTCAAAGATCCAATGATAGAGCAATACACGAAATTCTACGGTGATAAAAGTTTAGAACAGTTGCGAGTCGATTTAGAAGGGGTTGATGAAAAAGAGGTTGAACGACGCAAGACGTTAGAGGCTTTGATTTTATTGAGAGAGCAGGAATCAGGCTTAATTGCTCTACAGCGCGAACAAGCTGAATCAGTCTTGAATCTTGAAAAAGAACGCTCTCAGGCTGTTCTAAATCGCCTTGAGAGGTACAAAGCTAAAGCCCAAAACAAAGGGCAAATAGAAGAAGCCGGATTGTTAACCGCAATCACTAGAGGACAGTTGAAATGGGAGATCGGGTCAGAAAAAGCTGATCTTCTTAAAACAGGGATCTCACTGGCTGTAATTCAACGCAATCAAAAAATAGCTGAAATTGAATTACAGACTGTTAAAAAATATTTTAAAGAAAAGAAAATTACAGCTGAAGATTTTGCTAACCGTCGCATGGAATTAGAATTACAGGTTGCTCAATTCATCCAACAGGTAGCAGAGCAGGAATTACAACTTAGACAACAGAAACAACAACTTCTTTTAGACCAATTAGACAGGGCTACTAACAAGATTAAACATCAAATTAAACTAGGGGAGTTAGCTGGACAAATTAATCAAAAAACGAGCCAGATCAGAAGAGAAATTATTGTTGACACCAGAACTCGTTTTGGGGAAGATACTCAAACCGAAATCAATCGACAAACAGAAGATGAGACGTTAGCAGGTCAGCGCGAATCTAGTGTTTTATATAAAGCTGAATTACAGCGAAATTTGGCACTTCTCCAGTCTCACTATAGCAACAGAGAAATTAGTCAGAGAGATTACGAGGACAAATCCCGCGAGATTGAACAAGAAATTGCCTCAACTAATATTCAACTCAAGGATTACGAATTACAAGAGCATCAACGGTTTAATCAACGAATTGTTGACGACAGAATGAAGTCTTATCAAAGAATGGTTGAAGATTTTGAACGGACGGTTAAAACACAGGAGAATACCCTCCAACTTAGTGCTATTCGTCAAGAGCAAATTATTAGGCAACAACAGCTTAGACAAATTGATTTAATTAGCAGTCAAAAGGCTGAACAACAGGCTGCGATAACACTAAACCAATTCCAAATCGAGCAAACTAAAAAACAACTTAAAGACACTCTCCAGCAGATTCAAGACGTTGCTCAACTACGGAAGAAAAATGCACTTACAGAGAGAGAAACCGAGGAACGGACGATAGATTTGACGATTAAAGCTGAACAATTAAAACTTGATTTAATCAATAAACAGATTGAGAAAAATCGTGAACTTAAAGACTTAAAAATCTTAGCTCTTGATGATGAATCATCTCGAATTGATCTCATTTTCCAGCAACAGGAAATGGGATATTCCTACGGGTTAGAAAAACGCAAGCAAATAGTTGAGAGTTTAGACCGAGAAAAAACTGTGATGGAGGCTCAGGTCAAATTACAGCAATCCTTGTTTAAGGGTGAAGAACAGAGAAGACAAGCCGCGCTTGATCATTCTCGGAGTGCCGAGGATTTATTGGGGCGGTTGCCAGACTTGCAGAAACGGGCGGCGGATAATTCCATTAATTTTGCTGAATACAAGGGGACTCGTTACCTGATGGATCTAATTCGGAAAATAGTGGGCGCTGGGTCTGGTAGCACATTCTTATCCGAGTCTGATATTCGTGATTTGCGGACTAAACAATTCAACCAATCAGCTTTAGAGGAAAAGAAACTTTTAGAGATGAAAACTCGGCAATTGGAGCAACAGCAAAAGATTCAAAATGCTCAAATGCAATTGCAAAAAGTGATCAACAAACTCACAGCCGAGAATGCAATTATGGAGGCGAGTATTAGCTTGAACAAGGCACGGCAAGCCGAATTACAGGCTAAAATTGCACTGGAAAAAGCTAATGTCAATGGCGACCCAAGGGAGATTCAAAACGCACAACAGGCTTACGAATTGACCAAACAGGGGACTCAGTTAAGTCAACAACAGTTAGGGATTGCTGTTGATAAGTTGACGGTATCCAATCAGATTGCAGGGATTGATCAACAGGCTTTGGCATCTGACCAGAATAATGAGCGATTCGCCCTGCAAGAAGCAAACCGGAAGGCGTTGCAGGACACGGCGCTAAGAGGCGGGGAATTGGCATCACAGGGAGCGATAAACCCCGATCAGATAATCCAGGTAGAGGTAGATATGTCCTCTATCAAGTTTGATTTATCCCCTATTACCCCGATGGTAGATTTAACTTCTCAAATCAACACTAAACTGGACGCACTCCTTACTGCTATTACAGGACTGATAAATAAACCCACTGGCAATAATATAGAGAGCTTGACGGTGGTGTCCAGTGATCCAACTGGGGATAGTCGGCAAGTCATGGAGGAGATGACACGAGCCAAAAATATGTATTCTTGGGTTAGGGGTTAGGAAGTTTTAAACCCAAAAGAAAAAGCCAAAATCTATCATCAAGGTGAGGACTGAATGCACATAAACTTTTATCCAGTATTGCTCGGCAGTGAAAACACAAAAGAGCCAGACTTTATATTTTTGGGTGATTATGGTATTTCTTTTTACCCCATAAATGGATGGTTGGGATTTAGTTTTGATGTTAAGCCAAATTCTCAATTCTGCCTTGATTGTTTCTGGTTCCGTATGTCTAAAAATTATGGTATGCGATCGCACAATCCCTAGCAATTCCGTTTAGACTGCGTTAACCAATCCAAAAAACTTAGGCACGGATTCAACCCCGCGCCTTTTTGATATCTAATTCGACTATCTGATTAAATCCCCTACAACCCCGATCTGTTCCCTCTGGCAGTCTCTAAACCAATCTTCTAAGGCTGTGGAAACGATAGACTCAACAAACGCCACTGAGTGAGGCTTCCCCATTCTTGATGCTAAAGATATTAGGCGACTAAAATCGGGGAGTCCCAAGGTTTCAAAAATGACTTGAGTTTCAATATCTCTAACTTTGATAATTTCCCCTCGATGCTTAAACCCCAATTCCTTTAGCGCAGTCAATGGATCAAGTTGTCTAAGTTCGGCGTACCCGACAACAGAAATTGCTGATTCAATGGTGACTCGGTATTCTCTATCAGGGAGTCTAAAACCTTCACACTGGATAACGTGGCAAAACCGAATAGGAAACTTTCTGGATTCTATGATGGGTTTCATTAGTTCAACCCTCCCTCTAACAAAAATTGCTCTTGTTCCACAATCACGCTCCAATCGTCATAGTTGGCATTTAAGGCATCCTGGAGATCTTCTGTAGTCCATTTCGTATAGTGGACAATTTTCTCCAGTAGGAAATCTACGGATTTATTGTCGAACAACTTGTCTACAATTACGTCTAACCCAGTTTCAGCAAAAGCAGCTAACAGGACAATTGAACTCTGATTTTTGTTTACTACAGCGTCCCATGTGATTACTTTTGTAAAGTCTCTGGTTGAGATAGTCTTACTTCGTGTCGCACCTCTATCATTTTTTATCTCGGTTTCCTCTAGGCGACCTGTGTAACCTATATCCCATAAGCCATTGAGCGTTTTAGTACCCTTTTTAGCCGACTTGCTCAAATACTCTTTATTCCGTCCGATAGCAATACTCGCCCCACCTATTCCGATCCGTTTCTCTCCATCTGGGAATAGGTAGCAATCAATAATTTTATCCCCTAGATTCAATTCTGCACGGATTGATCTTACAATATCTGACATGGTGAACCGTCTCCTTAGAAGTTTTGGTTTACTACCCCTGGGTGTTTACGCACCGCGAGGGGTTTTGTTATTATTAATTATATCATTTTTTATTAAGTTGTAGTATAGAACATACAATTTAATAAAAACAATTTACATCCGCCGTTTAGTCTCCACCATAATCCGATCAAGAGTTTTAACAATTTCGTTTAGGTTTCGTTAACTGGTCTAAAAACTTGATATAATAGATCGTAGTGGGTTACTTCGTAAAACGTGGATCTACGGCTCCTGGGTGTTTACGCACCACGAGGAGCAATTTTATTTAACAACCCTATAGCCGCCGATTAGTCTCCACCATAATCCGGTCAATTCTAACTAAGATAAAAAACCAATTTCCCTTTTAAACATCTCAACCGGATCTAACCTCTTAACCGCCCGTTCCGTCCAATCCCGTCCAGGTATCCAACGCCCGACTCGATAAGCTCTGAAGCCTGTTAAAATCCGTCCTGCGTAGGGTTCTCCTGTGATTGGATCGTGGGGATTCCATTCGTAATTAGCAACAGTTTTATCGCCTTGTCTTGAGACGTTCAAAACTTGAGAATCGTTAAATCTTCCTGTGTCAATAATGTCTTGATTATCTAAGCCTAAATCAGAGAATTCGCTAGTGTCTTCAATCACAGCATGAAATTCATTATCAAGAGCCGTCACAACCTCAGCAAAGGCATTGTCAACGGTTTTTAAAACTTTATTTAATGCAGCTTGATTAATTTTAATAGCCATAATTAATTATCAATCCACCATCCCTTAATTTTAGTCCCTGTATATTCCTTTTCCCAAGGCTGTTGATTATGAATCGAAGCCGAAAACTTACCTTTCTTACCATCACACTCAGCTTCAAACTCACGGGGCAAAACAACACCCGGAGGGAACACCATTGGCTCTACTAGATAGCCTTGCATATAGCTCGATGATATTCCTAACCCTCCGGGTCTTTGTTGCTTCAAATCATCTTTAGACCCCGTTTCCTTGAGATAACAGAGAAAGGGCTGTTTAGTTATTGATGGCACAATGTTACCCAGGTTATCCGTTGTTAGACTATCCCCTGGCGTTTCTACCCAGAGTGTAACTTTTAATAAATATCTATCCAGATGGGATAAAAAGTAACTTTGCCTAACCATAAATAGCCCCTTCTTTGATTAACTCACAAGCAAAATTAACTTCGTAGTTTTTGGCATCTTCAGGAATTTCAATTCGATAGGCTTGGCGGGTGTCGCAGTCATAGACAACATGAACCCCTGGCTTGATATGGGAATCAAATACCGCGATGTCGCATTGTACCCACTCAAGATTAATAATCTCAGGACAAAGCAATAGTATTCCCACCGCGATAAATGCCCTAGGAGGTTTAGCCTTGCCATCCGTAACTCCCTCTAATAATTCCATCGAGGGCATCTCAGGAATAGCCCATGATGGAATTTTTTGAGAGTCTAACAATGACTGGAATGTGTTGCAGCAAGCCGTTGAGAATTTCTTATCTTGGGATTTGAAGAAACAGAAATCCTCAGTGCTTTTGTAGGGGGGTTTCGTGACGTTAAATCTATAGAGAAGGGATGAGAGTTGAGCGATTGCAATTTCCTCAAAGTGTAATCGCTCCCTCTCGAATTTCTCCCCGTACTCTAAAGCGTTAAGGATCAACCAGACTGGCTGGTTGCCAAAGTTTTCTGACTTGAATCGGATTTCTGACGGCCAGAGCCTTTGGATTCTCCAATAGATTTCTCCCCAATCAGTTCTACTGGTTCTTCGGAAGCCTTTTTTATATCTTCCTCAGTGATTTCCTTGGCTTCTGTTGTCACAGCGTCGGGGTCTTTACCGCCGTTCCGTTGCCGTTCAATAAAAGCCCAAACATCCTCAATGTAGCCCCAACTCAACCGATTTTCGGTATCAGAATCAGACCATTTCTTAATCTCTTGAATCGCACCTAATAGAGAGGAACGTTCAGGGCTGTCATCTGACAACAAATCAAATTCATCCTTTAGGGATTGCCAACACCGATTAGCAATTGCAACGGTACAAACTGCCATTTTCTTAGCAGATGATTCCCGATCTAATTGTACTGACATCTCCCCAATATCAGAAGCGTATTTTAGCCGAATCTCCTGATAGTCAATCTCACTATTGTCATTTTCTTCTGATGATGAAGTAATAACTTCGTAGGCTTTTGTGAGCTTGATTTTTTCGGCTTCGGCAATAGTCCGAGCTAACTTTGCCACCAAGGTAAAACCAGGGGAAAATTTATCGGAAACCTCGTCAATTCTAGCTTGTTCACTAGCGAGTAAAGCGTTTTTACCCTTCTCACCTTTATGGACAAAAAACTTCACCCCCTGAATTTCTTCATAGCTTTCATTGCTACGTTTTGACTGAAGAAAAAACGGTAAACCCATAATAAATCCTTTGTAAACTCCCTTTATTAAACTGTTACAACTAATGGAGATCCATTAAAGGTTACGGTAACGATACCGCAATATTTAAAGTCAATATTCCCCATAATGATTCCTTTGGAAGATGACTCAATCGGATCAGAGGTAATATTAGCAATTCCTGAATAAATAAACCCAGAAGTATAGGCGGTGTCACCAGGGCAAGTTGGGGTCGGGTAAGCTACTTTTAAAAATACTTTTCCAGGTGCGCCGACTTGATATTGCAGCCTTGCTTTTTTGACGTTCATATAACCTGCATCAAGGTTCATAAACATCCCCGTTGTGGTGATGGTTTGACCTAATGAAGTTTTAGCATAGTCTCTCCATCCGTCGTTATCAAAGTTTTCCAGTTCGGTTTCGTCATCTTCAGAACTATTGTTGACCGTTGACCGCCCGCCCAATTTAGTCGGCCATACCGCAGTTGACGCGGCTGTGATGTTTTTGGGTAATGCTTTGACCGTGATCGATGTAGCACCCGCCGTGATATTTCCATTAACCTCTACCAAGGTTTCTTCACCTGTAACTGAGTCTTTAAACAGCAGGAAAGGGGAAGTTACTTCGGGACGGGTTAGAAATGTTGCAGCCGTGATGGGGATTGAGGTATCCCCCGCCTCCGCTCCCCCTGTTGCTACAGTGAAAGTGCCAGATTGAGGTGCAATCAAAGAACAGGGTACGGGTGCAACCCAGATCCGTGTACCTTCACCTTGAGTTCCTGCTAAGTAAAACGGTTTATTTGTTGACATTTTGTTCTCCTATTATTGATTAAGGTGTGGGAGTTGGAACGGTTAATGTGTAGTCTTCAGTAATTTTGAATCTACCTTTAACTGTCCTGACAATTGGAGGGGTTCCGGTTGTTGAAGCCTGAACATCAAAAACAAATTGTTGACCAGGTTCCAATCCTTCCGAGTCTGAAGGTTCGGCGATTAAAACCGTTACTTTCTTGACGAAATCATTAACGTTAATGATTGTCACCCCATCATTGGTGACGGTTTTGGCAGCGATAATTACATCTTGGGGAACAAGTTTCAAGGAGCCAACAACAGCCAATCCTGTCAAGTCAGTTCCGGTGATCGTGCCGTGCAAGATAACGGTATCTTGCCTTGGGAACTCAGGGTTAATCGCATCGCTAACCCCTTGACCCGTTCTCTCGAACTTGAAACTCATGTCAAGCAATGTTTCAGCCATCGCAGTCAAACCTCAAATAACCACAAATGGGTTGATATTTTCGGGTTGATTGATTGCCAACTCTAAAGGAATATTTGCACTCATCCCCTGGAATATTTTGGGTTTCGTGAGGGAGAATGAACACAGTCCCAATGATTTGTTCCTCTCCATTGGCTAAAATTGTGGTGTCATCCTCAGAAATCCCACCGGGCATTAGTTCAACTTTTTTACTAATAACGGGTGTATTTCCTAGTGTTAAAATCTCAAATTCTGCAAAGAGATAACCTAGACGATATCCTGTCAAGATATAAGTCAGATTGAAACTAGCACCTTTCTTGATTGTTGAGGATTCAATAGGGACTAAATCATCAACAAATAACTCAACTTTTGGAGCCGGAACAGATGGAGAAAACACCCAAGGGACTACGGTGGTTTCCGTTTCTGGGTTAATCTCAGCAATTCCGTGGCGGTGTCTCTCATATTTGTTAATAGTTATTTTTAACAAACTAAAAGCCGTTGTTATCAAAGGGGAACGATCACGCCCTGTAGTTGCGGATGCTGTTTGGGTGACTGCATCCATTCGGATTAAGGCACCGCGCTCCCTTACCAAATCCAGAGCCGCGACTTCTGCGGTTTGACTAACCACCGGAATTGTTGCCGAACCTAAAATTAGTGGCATAATTCCCTCCTAAATTAAGGTATGGGTAATCTCACCCGCTAGGAATTTGAATTGATCATTGAGATCAATAGCCTTGGCAACATCCAAAGCACCCCCTGCGAGAAATTGACCACCCGTTTGAGAATCATGCCAACCGAAATGGGTCTGAGTTCCTTGATTAGCTGTTGCCAGAGGAAACAAGATGTCCGAGCTTAGGAGTTTTTCACCCCCTGACCACGGCGAAAAGTTCACTGCGCTATTGGCTACAGCTTGACGCGTATAACCCCCTACCGTGGGTTCAGTTCCCCCTGCGGTTGCTGTTGGTGCTGTCAGGTAGTGGGCTGCGTAAATAGTCGGGAACACGGGGATCGGACTGATGTTATAGCAGTCATTCAAGATTAAATTCTTGAGATAATTGCTATACAGTCCAGAGATAAAGGTATGATTCAATCCCCCTGCGAGTACGATTAGGCGATCGCGTACCAGGATCGTCTCAACGTCTTCGGCGTGCCAAAAGACGTAACAGTTCCCCGCTACAGACGAATCGAACAAACCGAATCCGACAATTTGACCCCAATTAGCGGTGGCACGGGGGTAGGTAATATCAAGTAACTGGGTAATTGTTCCCGTTGTTGAGTCGCTAAAATAAGTGCCATTCAGTGCTACTCGGTTATATCCCCCGCCCGCAGGTTCAGACCCAGGGCCGTTAACCGATGGGGTAGTGATAAACGCTGCCAAATAGGGAGAATGTGAACTTTTAGAATTGCCTCCAAAAATGTGATCGAGATATTTCTGAGCAGCGAGATTGGTAAAAGATCCTGTAGCCATTATTATCTTCTCCTATTGAGAAGGGATTGAATTGAGAGATTGATTTGTAGCCGATTGTTTTGGCTAATTCTCGTCTGAGTTTTTCCAAGTGATAACCGATGTCACACCTGCGATGTTCTTTCCATTCAATGACATCTACTCGGGTTAATCCTGTAGCCGCTTCGTCTGATTTATCCTCAAAATCTTTGATTCTAAGAATTAGCTTTTGGGTTTGTTGAACCCAAGCCTCAGAGCGAGTTTCTAAGGTTTCTAGTAGAGTCATTACAGGCGTTTCTTCGGAAATGTCAACTCGTAAAATTCTCAAAACTTCCCATTTTTCCTCTAAAGTAAAGGGCATTTAATCCCCCTATTTGACCGGACAATCAGATGGTTTTGGGGTGACAGGACAAATATACTTTCCCGAATCATCCGTCAGTCTTTTTGACCCACAAACGGGACAGGAATAGCCAGCGTATTTTGGATAAATAGGCTTAATGCCCTGGACTTTTTCTTGTTTTTTAGTCTCCGGTTTTGGCTCCGCTTTGGGTTGAGTTGGTACCGGATCTAAAATTGTTTCCTTGATGGGTTCTTTCTCTGAACTTGCCATTTATTTATGCTCCTAAATAGCAACGTCAAGAGTCCGAACTTCAACAACTCTTAATTGTTGATCGTTAGACATTGGGGGATTAGAAGCCGGATCTACATCCAAAGCAGCCGCGCATTCATACGAGTTCCAAATAAAGCGGTTAATCCGTCCAAAACCGTCTTCTTTGGCTCGTTTAATGGTAAACGGCATGGCGATTGAACGCCCGATGGTGTCACGCCCTGCGACAAAGGATGACCGAGTGGTTTTAGCACCTGCTCCGGTAGTCTCGGATTGCACACCCTCAGTACCTACAATTCCTGCACCAAAAGCGTTTGACACAAAGATGTGGAAGTTGGCAACGCTGAACTGATATCCGTCTGTTCTTCCCAAATCATTCATCGTGGTCTGTTTCAGAAGCGACGTTAAATCATTCATCGCCACGCGGGAGGTGTACCGACTATTCTCTTGTAGGGAATTGGTCAGTGCCGCAGCCGAGAATGGGTTAGTCACTAGAATATAATGCCCATCATCAAGCGGGGGAATTTGGAGACTCCCATAGCAGTAAGCATAGAGGTTGGTCAAGAAAGTGAGATTAAGCAATCCACTGTCACCCACGTTCACGTTGCCTACGGTCGTTGTCACAACACCGTTATCGTTGTAGACAATCCGAGTAGTACCACCCCATAGCTCACGAATCAGTAAGTCTTCAAACTGATTGTAGTTATAGCCAAGGTTGCGCTCAATGAATGGCATCAAATCCATCAAGGAAGTCCGCATATAGAACTCAGCAACGGTGAGGGGTGGCATGGTAGCATCCTTGCCTAGACCATACTCCTCTAAAATCGCTTTGACGTGACCCGCCTCAATAGCTTGATTCGTGGCAGTGATATCTACTAAAGGATCTAACTTCCAAGCATTAGTAGAAGTTGCCGAAGCAGAATATCTAACTCGGGGGATTTGAATCGTGTCTCCGACGTTATATCCCAAGGAAATATTGCGATTTGCAAATTGCCAGAAGATAAAAGCAGGAGAGTGGTTGACGCGAGTCAGCGCGCTTAAAGTTTCCAGGAAAAACGGTGAAATAGTTGTAGGGCTGGTATTATCTGAATTTCGCCCTTGCAACAAACCGCCACGCTTCATTTGTTGATCCAATCCATCAATAATAGAATCTCTATTTTGACGAACAAATCTATCCAAATTTCCTGTATCTTTAAACTCTACAATCTCACCCGACAAGGGATTAACAGCAGTAGACAGAGGACAATCAGCTTTACTTTCCAGGATACGCTTAACTTCTCTATAGGCATCAAGCCCTGAGATTGAGCGAGTCCGACCTTCTACTTGCAGATAAGGTGAGGGTTTATAATCTGACTGAATTTGTTGAACGTTTTGATCTACAACGTTTAAATCAAAGCCTGTATCAGCAAAAATCCGAGTCCAATCTGCTGTTTTTTTGCGCTCCTCTTTAATACTTTCTTGATGTCTTTTTTCAGCTTCAATCAACTGATCTTTAACTTGTTCAGCTTCTTCTTTGGCTTTTTTAAGTTCATCAAGAGCTTGCTGAATAATCACAGAATCCTTGTCAGCTTGCGCTTTTTCTTTCTGCTGAATCAAGGATCTTAGTGCCACCATATCAAGTTCAACAGTTTTTCCGTCTTCCCCAACTTCAATCACAGGATCTTTTTGGGGTTGAATAACGGGAACATCTACTGGACTTTCAGCATTATCTTTTCCGACAATTAAACTCGGTTTTTCCATAGTTGGATTTTCAATTGGAAGGTCTTCTGGCTTGGGAGCTTGATCGGTCTTGCGTTTTTGCTTTGCAGCATTTAAACGCTTGATTGCATCTTGTTCCACTCCCGACTCACTATCAGAAAACGTATCCTTTAATATATTTAAGGCACGCTTCATTTTAAGATTGGTAGGTATGCAATTCTGAGTTTATCCCAAGCGTTTAAGCGAAGTGATACAATTTATTCAGAAGTGATATAGATTGAGGGGGTAGGTATGCAAACGAAGCCCAAAAGCCACAATATTCCTAGTGGCTCCGAGGATAATATAAACGAATTTAGCTTAGGAGAATTGATATTAATTGCCAGAAACCGAGCCAACTTATCCCAGGAAACGCTAGGGAAAAGGGCAGATATTGCCCGATTGAGTATTCATAGATATGAGCATGACCTGTCAGTCCCATCTTGTGATCGGCTTGAGAGGATAGCCAAGGTTGTCAATCATCCGATTAATTGGTTCTATCAATAAATTGATTGGTTCTATCAATGATCATAATTTTCTGGTAGCTCAACCTTAGCACCTGGTAGATTTGGGATTAGAACTAGACTAACTTCTCCCAAATCTTTAGAGCCTTTCCTGATATAAAATGGGGCTGTTATTTCGGTATCTGGTTCTACTAGGGATGGGATAAGATGGGGACAAGCTGCGTCATAAAATGAGCAGTCGCACAACGGACACCATAGATCCTCTATTGTGAAATGTCCTAAAGACACATAACAAATAGTTCCCATCCAAAGGGATTCTAAGATAGGAGAATCAACAGAAACGAACGCTTTTAACTCTAATTTTGCATAGCCTTCATCGGCAACAATCCATCGGTTTAAATCAAAATTCCCCGCTTTTGTCAGTTCCTCAAACGGGGTTTCTTCCTCTGATTCAAACTCAGCAGAAAATACCCGTCCCTGAACTTTGCTGATATTTTCCCAGTCGTGATCTAGGGTTAGAGTGATTCCAGGTGCTAACATCGCTAGACTTCTCAGGGAATCCAAAGACCACTTACCCCGACTCCTGTTCATCAAATTGTCAGCAGCCATAATTTCTACAACAACAATCTGATGGGGTTCAGCATTAGAGAATTGCTTAATCTTCTCCATTTCTTCAGGTGTGGGATGGGGAAAGCCAATTCTGGGATTTGCTTGAATATTTGATGTTGCAAACATATTTGTAGGGATTTCTAATACAATAAGGTTAAATCAATTCTAGTTTAAAACAAACTACATAGGAGAAAGTCATGGCTGTTCATGTTGATAAAAATAACCCCCAAGAAATTATCATTTCTTCTCGCGGGTCAAATGGTCGATTAGCTGAAGTCGGGGTGATAACTGTAACCTTTGCGGGCACTCCCGAAGTTGCCACCATTGCCATTGTACCCACATCGGGCGAGGCTGTACTTGGTGGCACAACCGCCGCCGTTACCCTAACTTTTGACTAAAGTTGGCACAATCAAAAGTCCCAAACCGCTTGACAAAATCTCGCGGTTTTTCTTTGGCAAATTTCTTATAACACCCACAATTAGACCTGCACTCGCATTGTTCCGTGGGATTTGGGAGTGTTCCTATAGGTTGCCACCCCATGCCCTCAAAAGTTAGACACGGCTGGCACGACTCAGTTTTAGTCCTGACCCGACGTTCCCAAGAATAACCCGCTTTCTTGTGTCCTTCAGTTCGGGCTTTTTCGTGTTGACCTGATCCGGCGTTGCTATACATCTCTAATCGCCTAAAGAAATCAGCTTTGCTAACTCCGGTAGTTTGGATTTCCTTAGCAAATTCCCTCAAATATTTGTATTCCTTTTTGAGTCGATTGCCAATTAATCCATAGTCCCGTTGATTCATAGAACCTTTACCACCGCGACCAAGTAGGTATGATTGAATATGCAAGTTTTTGAGTGCGATCGCGGTCATTTCTTCCCAAGTTGAGAGGGATATTTTACCATTGACCAATAATTCCCCAATGGTCTTAATATCCCCCTGTGTCGCCTCAATGTTGCGCTCCATCATAAACTTAATGGCAGTGGCGGGTACAAACTGACCCCGACCCGCACCCTGTTTGTAATGGTAGCGTTGAGTTTTAGGATTGAATAAGTAATCCATTTTCCCGTGCCTTTTCAGTTTCAATCATTCTTGTAGATGCCAAATCTTTTTCATATTTCAACTTAACTTTTACTAAATTATCAAGCTGATCAGGTGTCAATTTAACCTCCCCACCATAATCATCATTTATAATCCATAAATCCCCAAGTTTAGCAAGGGTTGGACAACATCTGTTTGAGCATAGTTCAATTCTTTCCATTATTTAGATCCTAAGTTAAATATTTCAATTGGGGTTTTGTAGTCGGGAATCTCCAAAGTTTTAGGAGTCTTAAAATTTCCCTCTAACTCCTCTATCTGGGATTCAATTATATTCTCAATCGACACCGAAACATAAGCATTAAATAAACCCGCAAGAATCCCTGTAACGGGACTAAATGGCATTCCCAGAACAAAATAAACTAGCACGGAACTCTCAAATGTCTGGCAGTATGGACAATTAAACAACTCCCTAAAAAGTTGGTGTTTCTGTTTAAGTGATTCCCTAATATTATAAAGCAGTTTGTACTTAAACAAAAACCATCTTAAACCAAGAGACAATAACAGGAAAACTAAAACACTTTCAAAATTAGGCATAATTAATCTTCTGAGATTTCTTGAGTTTGTTCTTTTTCAAGGTTTTCAAAGTATTCGATTAATACCTTGTTTTGATAGAGTTGATCATCTACCATTGCCAGAGTTTTCAAAACTTCCATCCCATTTCGAGAGTGAACTTGCGCTCCTGACTTGGTGGCTTTAGAACAAGCCTTTAGGGAGTCTCTTTCACTGCTGACTGCTTCTTTATAGGCATTGTTGGAAAGGGTGAGGGAATATGCTCCGTTAGTCTCTAGGGCTTTCCTGAACGCTTGCCATGTTTTTTGTTTTTCCTCTAAATCCTGTTGATAAGCCATTCTGTCCTTTTCTATTGTTGCCTTAATTATTTCTGCTCGCTCTGTTAAAAGTTCATGTCTGATTTGCTCCCAAATAGGTAGTTTTTTCCATCGCCTTAAATTTGTTTCTGAGATGTTAAGCCGCCTACCAATCTCTCGGTTATTCAGGTAAGGGTTCTCAATAACCTCCCTGACCGCTTCCCTGATCCTTTCAATGTTTGGTACTGAAGCAATAGTTTTATTTAGCGCATGGTGACGCAATAACAACACTTTAAAGTTAACATGGTTAAAAGTCTTATTGCAAACTAATTTATGAGTAAACCTAAAATTACTGAGACAGATATCAGCAAACTAACTCCCGATCCGAATAATGCCCGCAAAAGAACGCCGTTATCAGCTAAGGTGATTTCCAAATCCTTAGAACAGTTTGGGGCTTGCCGTTCCATTGTTATTGATGAAAATGACGTTATCCGTGCGGGGAATGGAACCTTTGAGGAGGCGGGTCAATTAGGGATTGAGAAGGTTTTGGTTGTAGAAGCCGATGGTAATACGATTGTTGCTGTTAAGCGTAAAGGGTTATCAGAGTCGGATTGGAAACAATATGCGATCGCTGATAATACCGCCTCGGATTTCAGTACATGGGATGTTGATATTTTAAATGATTTAACTCAGGAAGTTGATCTGAGTGAGTTCTTCCCTGATTATAAATTAAATGAATTATTGGAACAGTTTGGCAAGGGTGAAGGGTTTGGCTCGAATGAACAGCAAGAAGAAAATGAGGAAGAAATTGCCGAACTTCTGGATAAGGTAGATGAGATTGAATCAAGGGTTAAGTTGGGTGATATATGGGCGCTGGGTCGCCACCGAATAAGCTGCGGTGATTCTACTATTGAGGGGAATGTTAGGGCTTTGTTGGGGAATAGCAAGGCTGTATTAGTCCACGCAGATCCACCTTATGGAATGGGAAAGGAAAAGGACGGGGTTCTGAATGATAATCTCTACCGAGAAAAGCTAGATGATTTTCAGATGAAATGGATTAGGGCTTGTCGTGGGAATGTAGAAGATAATGGCAGTTTTTATATTTGGGGAAATGCTGAGGATTTATGGCGGTTATGGTATTCGGGCGGATTGAAAG